TAAATTTATCTTATCAAATATATCTTCATCAACCAATTCCTCTGCTTCATCTAATACCCAGATAGTTACACCTTGTAGTGACTTCAGATTAGCTGTCTGGTCACCACTGGAGGTTCTTATACCTTTGAATATTATCTTGCTTCCTGTGAGGTTATTTGTGATTGTGTCCTGAGTAATAGTGAAACAATCTTCAAGTTCTAAGAGCTTTATCTTCTCAATAAATTCAGGAATAATACTTATAGTTGCACTGATAAGAGTATATCTGGTGTAGAGAATTGTGTGGTTGCTTTCAAATTGTAACAGTAAGCATAAGTAAGTAGAAATACTGAAGGATTTAGAGCTACCTCTACCACCAGTAATAATATTATATCTGCTGTTATTTAAGAACAGAGGTTTATACTTCTTATGTAATGTTACTTTACTCATCCTCACCAAATTTTAATAAATCTGCTAATGACTTACTACCAGAAGTTATATCAATTCTTTTGATATCCTTATAACCTGTTAACTCAGATAATAACTTCATAGCAGACACTTTATCACTTTCTCTACCACTACCATTCATTATCTCAATAAGTTTATTAAGTATTTTCTCTTTTGTGAGTAATAAAGCATCAGCAACTTCTTCCTGTTCCTTTTCAATGTATGCTTTAATCATAGGATTGGATAGGAGGTCAGAAGAACTTGACTGTGCTGCAGCAAGACTACTGTCAGGATATACTGCAGCATATGCTTTAGTTGCATTATAACCATTAGTCATATAATGCTTCACAAACAACTTCTGCTTAAATGTTAAATCATTTTCCATCATCAATATCTTCATTCCTGTTAAACAATGTATTCATCAGTGCAACAAATACTACAGATAATATCTGAAAAAATACCACTATAAAGTACACACTGAATAAGTCTACTTTGAAACCTACCAAATTCATGAAGTAATACAGACCTAATGGTACAAGAATTAAATCTGCAACAATCTGTATTATCATACCTTTTACACTCTTATGTATTTTCATCTTCTCTATGATATTTAAAACTTTTGTTAATGATACCAATTATCTGATTTACCACACCACCACATCTGCAAGGTGTAAGATTCTTTCTGTATAAACTATTGTATAGTGCAAAGAGTGGTCTTATATCTGCATCAGCTATGTAACCTGGTCTGAGGTTAAGTCTTTGAATAAATAATCCTTCCTCCTCTGTTACATCACGAGATAACTCTAAGTATTTGAACATTCTGTTCAGTATTTCTTTTCTCTTGATACATGCATTACAGGACTTAATACCTAATGCACCAGTAATCTTTGCCACAGTATCACCTAATCCTTCAGATACACTGGAAGCAGATTCTTCTTTCAGGTCACTAATCTTTAGTAACTCTGCACCTTCTACAGGAATATCTTCAACTGGTTTACTTTTAGAAGCAGCAGCTTTTGATGTTGGTTTTTTTTGATTTTTCATAATCATCTAATATTAAATGTTTGATATACTTTACTCTTGAAATTACATAATATAATCTGACTCCTAATTCTCTGGATATCTTCCTCTGTGAAAAACCTCTTGTAAAGTGTAATGTAAATATCTGCTTATCAGCATCATCTAACTCATGTAACACTTTCTTGGTCATACTCAGTTGAGTATCCTGGTCACCTTCAATATAAGTATTATCATCTGCTTTATCTAAAGACAAATTGAAGTCTCCATGTTTGGATTCTGCTTTAAGGTAACTTATATATCTGTTCTTGAGAGCCATAAATATGTAATTATCTGTGACATTATCAATGTCAAATTTGGTTAATAGTTCAAAGAGCACTGTATGAAGTACTTCTTCTGCTATAAACCTGTTATTTTTTGCAATAACTAAGGAAAGCTTTAACCACCTATTATATGTCTGAGGTAGTATCATTACTTTCAAAGTTTTTACCTTCCTCTCTACATTTCTGTTTCAGCTCACCTAATTTGATGCTGTATCTTATATCACCTAAGTCAAAGTTAAGTACATCATCATCCTTAATTAGTTCAAATACTTTCTTATCTGCTGTAAGCAATAACTGAGTGTAGAGTTTAATATGTGCATTTTTAGGATTATCTCTTACGTAATCCTCAATTGTATAATCATTATTCATAACCATATTTATTTAATTGTTTAACTTTAAATTCATCATAAAAACTCTCCATAATACAGAGAGTTCTATGTACTTCTTTCCTAACAGTTCCTTCTGATATGTATATCTCTGCATAACCTGCAAAGATTGTTATCTGACACATTACAACCTTATCCAGAAGTTCAAGTATCTCAAATCTATCTTCCTTGAGAGCGTAGACAAAAATATCCTTTATGCTACTCATAAAACAATCTGCAATACCTATAATAGTATTAGGTTTACCATTCTTCTTACAATTTATGCTTGTTGTTACAAGCAAGTCTAACTCTGCAGTGTAGAAATCTCTTATATCCAACACTCTTGGTTTTGGTACTACCAGAGTATTCAGTATTACTACAAGTTTATCCCAGTCTTCAATCTCATTTCTTAACATGACTATTAATTTTAGGTACATGTTTCCATTTTATGCTATGCTTAATATTGTATATTGCTGTTCTACCCACACCAAAATCTAAAGCAATCTGTTCTTGTGTAACATTATTATTTAGAGCTTCTCTGATAAGATATACAGCATGTTCAGTAAGTTTTGCTTGTGGATGATTTTCTCCATGAGCTAATAAAAAATTCTTACTTGCATGAGCCATATTCTCTTGGTGAGTACACCATTCAATATTCTCATAATAATTATTATCTTTCACACCATCTTTATGATTGATGTGAGGTTTATTATAAGGATTAGGAACAAAAGCATATCCTACCATTCTGTGTAGTTTCATCTGCTTTAATTCCTTATTTATAAGAACATTCACAATGACATAACCATTCTTGTCATAATGTGTTTTGATAATATTACCTGTAAGTATATTAAGAAGTCTTCCTCTGTTACTCACTCTGTAATTCTCATAACCATCTAAAGGAATGTCCTTGAATATCTCTCTTTTCATGACAACTATAATTCCATTGGTTCTACAATAGGTAGTTTACCATTGTTTAATACTACACCACATGCAATAACAGGTCTAGGAAAATCTATAGCATATGCCATTGCATAGCTCTTATAATCTATTCCACACCCTATATTCATGCCAAATATTCTGTAATGTCTTCCAACAAACCACATTATACCTGCCTTAGTATGCAAATGACCTGATACAACACTGTTCAGGTCTCTTTTTGCTCTTGTGTAACTATCACAAGTACCATGTGTATAAAACACACCATCTATTTCTACACTATCTACAAATTCCCATCCTGGTGTACCTAATACTTCACTGAAATCTTTTATCCAGTGTTGTGATAAACCAGAAGTCTGTGCTTTACGCATGATAATCTTATCATGATTACCAATAGTGACATATGCTTTAGGAAATGCTTTATACCATTCTTGTATTTTACTGATTGCAAGTGAAAGTTCCTGACCTGCAGAGAAACCATCTGCATTAGTTTCATGATAACTTGAAGCGTGGTTGTCTATTATATCACCAATAAATACTACTTTATTACATTTATACTTCTTGTAAATCTTTTTACAAAAAGGTAAATATTCTTTTAATGTAAAAGGTTGATGTAAATCACCAATTACCAAGACTCTGAACTCCTTACCCTCCTCATTTGTAGTTCTTCTCACAACAACTTCCTTATTGGATAGCTTGAATGAGTTATAGATTACTTCTTTTTGATTACTCATTGTATTATTATTTAATTAATATAGATACATGTGCCCATTTATAAAAATTCTTTCATTTACAGGTTTTGCTGCTACATGTTTATTTTTGATGATAATATCATCTATGGTACCTGTGCCTTCTATAATTAATAGAACATCAGTAGCATCTTGAAATAAGAATTTTTGTGGAAGAATAGCATAAGAGTAACCTTTTTTATCTGTTCTAAGAAAGATAAGTTCTTTTTTGCTGAATAGTTTTCTATCACCATGAATAGGCATCACATAAAGTTTTAAGTTTTTAATATCCTCAGATTTTACCTCAACAGTAAATCTTTGTTTACTAGGAGATTTACCTTCTTTGAATATAGGACCAATAGAAATAACAGTTGTTTCTGTAATAACTAAAGGATTCTTGTCTGTAGTATATACAGGTTGCGTATACACTGAACAAGATATTAAGACTGTTGCGATAATGTAAAGAAGAGTTTTCATAATGAGGATGATTTATTGATTATTGTACTGTAAAGATACAATAAAAACTTGTATAAAAAAATATTTTATAGTATTATTTAAAGTTTTTGTAAAAAACAACTGCACTAAGTATGAAAGCATCCCCTCATTCATACTTAGTGCAGAAGTACACAATAATAACAATAAACAAACAAATAATGAACAGCAGTCTTAAAATCCTCACTAACTTATGCAATGGCTTAATACATAAATTAGTGAGTTGGTAGATTTTAAGTATATAGAGAGTTTCAAGCAACAATATCTTTTGCAGTTAGTGCTCTTAATTCAGGATGTTTAAACTGTATATTATACTTCTTACATCCATAGTTAAGAATCTGTCTAACTCTTTCTTCACTTAAACCAATTCTTCTTGCTAAGGTACAATAATTTTTACATTCTATAACCTCACCACTTTCTGTGATATACACCACAGCTCTTTTTTTCTTTAATATTTCATTCTTTTGTGCTTCTAAATCTTTGGTTCTTTCACCTTTTGTTTTAGAAGACCAAGATGATATGATATCTCTCCTGTGCAAAAAGAACTCTTTGGAAACCATTCTGTACTTTCTCTTTATAATACTATCTCTGTTCAGTGCTGTACTAGGAATTTGTTTAGTTTCTAAGTATCTACTGCAGGATTGTATTGTTTCAAAGCTTCTGTATATGGTTCCATCTAAGTTAAGTAATAATATTGACATGAGATCTTTCATTTCTATATGTAAAGGTACTGAAAGTTTGCATTATTGCCAAAAAAAGAATATAAATAATTTGATGAATTCCTGAAGAAGAGAGAAAGTCCTTTGGTTTTACCAAGAGTTAGATGTATTTCACATCAAGAGTTTTCATTTCTGCAGGTATTACTTCTTCTCCAATATTACCAACACCATCTAATACATAAGGATTAGTATCATAATGTATATCTGTCTTTAAATCAATGATTTTCTGTATCTTAACATCTACATCCCCTGTAGCAAAGATATTGTCATGTGAGACACCTAAAAGGTCTGCAGTGAGTTCTAATGGTGTTATATCATCACGTGAACTTAGGATAAATACCTCTACACCATCCTTAATATACTCCTGTGCTTGTAATTGCTGTTTATGGTTGGTTATACAACCACTGTAACCATAAGATACTCTGGTAATTGGCATATTATTTATCTTTTTAAATATTAATTATTATCCTACTCCTAAAAGAGTTTGTATTCTTTTATCTGGTGAAGGTTGGTTACTAAATATCCACCCACTACCAGCAGTAGCCACTGCTTGATTATCTACACTATTGAATCCTGCATAAAAGGTATTTGCAGTAGCAACACAGTGCTGTATATTGAGATAATCACAATTTACTCTTCCTGGACCAAGTTTATTAAAAACAAAAATAGCTGTAGTGGTACTGTTAAGTGTTATAAGATTTCCTGGATTACCATTAACAAAAAAATAAACCATATTTTGTGAAGTTCCTGCAGTAAATAATATTGAATGTGCTGCTGTTCCTTTATCTTCAAAAACTTCATAGATATTACTTCCTGCTATTGTTATGCTTCCTGTTGAAGTTCCTCTATTAAAAGAAACAACACCAAAACCAAGACCTCCTGCACTAAATGTAATAGCAGAGTTTGTTTGATTAATAATATTAATAAAGGTTTTTTGAGGAGTATTAAAAGCAAGATTTGTTATTGTTGCTGTATTCCAACATGTACCAACACCAGTAATATTAATTGTCATCATATCTCTTGGATTACCAACAGTAATTGACCTTGCTAATGTACCAGATGAAGAGAATACACCTATATTAAAAATACCTTCTATTCCAGTAGTAAGAGCACCACTGTAATTAACAGCTATGTGTCCTTGTGTTAGTGTAAGTGTACCAACTACAGTAAATATTATATTATCTGCATCTAAAATTACTCCACCACTTGCAGTTATTGTAACATTTCCTCCAACAGTGACAGTAACATTAGCACTAGGATATAAATATCCTCCTGTAAGAGTTATACCTGCTGTCATACTAAAATTAGTTCGTATTCTAATTATCATAACAGAAGATACTGTAATTGCTCCTGTAACTAAATGATTTCCATTTAGTGAAAGTTTACCCTCATAAGCATCACCTGTAATGGAAAAAACTATTGCAGGAGATAATACAATTGCAGGTACTCCTGGAGCCATAAATATACCAGCTTCACCAAAATAAGCTAAACTTTCAAAACCAATAGTAACAGTTTGAGTAACAGCATTATTCCATACAACAGTTGTTCCACTAAGAAATTCTATTCTAGTATAAATTCCTGTTGAAACAGAAAAATTTCCTCCTCCTGTATTAGATATATAAATAGCAATACCATTAGCTGTTCCTCCAGATACAGTTAAATTACCACTTCCTGTTCCTTGATAATGTATCTTAGAAAATTCAGCATATGCATTAGGTAAAGTAACAGACCTTGCTAATGTTTGTGGTCCATCAACTCTAATATTTTTAAAACTAAAATAAGCATTTGTCATAGTTGTAATTGTCACTAATGCTCCAGAACCAGACACATATAAATTATCTACACTAAAAACTCTAGTATTAGTATTAGAACTTGAAAAAACAGTACAATAAACAGAGGTACCAGTCTGTGAAGCATTTGAAATACCATAAACATATCCAGCAGTTACTGTTATACTACTAACAGTTCTAAAATCATCTAATATTGTCCACTGTGCAGGAGTAAGACTGTTGAAGTTTATAGCTCCATTAAAACTGACACC